AAAGAGATGTTTGAAGCATCAGTAGATGGACAGCCATACGACACCGAGCGTTGGGGTCAATACTTCCGTCCTGCTGGCGTGGCTGCACCTGGTGGTGCCGCTGCTGGTGATGCAGAAGATACTCCAGCACCTGTTGCCAAGCCTGCACTGAAAATTGCTACTCCGGCAGCACCTGCGGCTGAAGATGCATTTGATGAAGAGCCAGCACCTGCGGCCGCACCTGTGGCCAAAGCCATACCAAGTGGTAATGCCCAAGACATCTTGGCCATGATCCGCGCTCGTCAAAACAAGCAGTAATGCTAACAGCTCTTGATCAAGAGCTGTTTCCTAAACTTTGTGAAGTGGTAGCAATGCCACTTCACAATCAGTGGATTTATTTGATTCAAAAAAACGGAAACAGCAGTTTACGATTACAACAAGAAAAAGATAATCTTGTTAGGCTGGTCAACGAAGAAATTTCAACATTGGATTTTGTGGATGTTTACATACGCAATCCTCGCGCTCGTTATGTTAGTGGGGTGAATACTTACTTGCAACATCTACAAAGAGATCATCCAGAGCTTGATGTTGACACAGCTTTTTGGTTTGCCAAACGTTACAAATTTTTAAATACACATTATTTGCCACAGTTTCATTGGATAGCAAATCTAAGTCGATATCTCAAACCCACTGCCAAAATAAGATTTAGAAATTTTCAAGACTTTGGTAACATCACTGATTTTCAGCACCGTGCGTTGGTAATTCCGCCCACACAACAGTTTGTTACAAAATTATTAGCAAACGATACTGCCTTAGAGTTATGGTTGTATCTAGACCAGCTGCTTCTTGAGTTAGCTGGACAACAGTTAACCTGGCAAGAAGTTATTGATCATTACAAGGTCAACTATCCAGATGTTATAGCACATGTATTGCCCAAGACTTGATCACTTTGTGAGATTCAATCCAAATGGTACAGTAAGTCGTTGTGGCCATATGGTCAATGCGCCGCAATTCAAAACTCTAGATCAAATGGATTCTAGTACCTGGGTGGATTCAACAAAAGCCATTATGAATCAGGAGCAATGGCCAGATGAATGTGTACGATGCAAGGACACAGAACAAGTTGGTAACAAAAGTATTCGGCAATACTTTTTGGACGACCACAAAACCAATCTGGCTATAAATGAAAAATATCTTGTATTAGGTGGAGTGTTAGACAACATTTGCAACAGTGCTTGTCAAACTTGCAATGAAAATTTATCAACCAAGATAGGTAGTTTGACCACTAAAGACTATATCAAAATCAACAACAGTAGCAAACTAGATCAACTGCCAATGAATCGCATAGTCAAAATAGATATCAACGGTGGTGAACCTAGTGCAAGTCCAAACTATCAAAAGTTGTTGGACAATTTGCCACCAAATGTAACACATCTAAGACTGAATACCAATGGCAGTCGAGTGTTGACCAGTTTGAATCAGTTGATTGACCGTGGAGTCAAAGTAACAGTTACAGTGAGCCTAGATGGCATAGGTATGATACATGACTATGTGCGCTGGCCTATCAAGTGGTCAGATGTTGAACGCAACATTGCAGCCTACAAGGTAATGAATTTACACGAATTAAATACTTGGACCACAGTGTCAGCATTAAACATAGGTAATTTAAAACAAATCCAAGACTACACTAGACAGCACAATCTCAAACACAGTTATGCTTTGCTAGAACAACCCAGTGTGTTAAGTGCAAAGTACAGTAATCATTTTACAAGAACTGCTGATGTGCCTGATGAGTTAATGTCTATTGTGGCACAAGATGCAGATAACACAGTTGAGCTTCAGTTGTTTACACACTCACAAGACGCTTTAAGAGGAATCAAGTTATGGGATTACTATAAGGACACCTGGCAATGAAAATAGCAATTACAGGACACACAGCAGGTATTGGCCAAGCCATAGCCAAACAATATCAAAGTCAAGGTCACGAGATTGTTGGCATCAGTCGTCGAGAAGGCCACAACATTAAAGTTATTCCAAAAATTTGCGATCTAATAGAGTCGTGTGATGTTTTTGTAAACAATGCTCAAGCGGGATTTGCACAAACAGAATTACTTTTTGAAATGTCCAAGAGATGGAAGTATTCGCGCAAACACATCATGATTATTAGCACCATGATGACACAAGATCCAGTGAGTGTGTTGCCGGGTATTGAAATGACCGAATACCGAGTGCAGAAAGTTACATTAGAACATGCTGTGCAACAATTGAGACATGCTAGACTTGGTATACAATACACTATTGTTAGACCAGGTAACATTGCTACCAGTGTAGATAAAACTGTACCACCGGCTGCTGATGTGGACAACTGGGCTGGAGTATTAATACATACGCTGGATATGGCAAAAGCCAATAACCTGACTATTCCTGATATATCGTTAGGCCCGGTGTTTTTATGACTCCAAAGGACATGCTGACCAATCCATATTTTTGTCCTATGCCTTGGTCTGGAATGATGTATAACTTTAATGGTGAGGTAAAAAACTGTATTCGTAGTGCTGGTAAACTCGGTAATATCAAAGAACAACCCATACAGCAGATTTTGATTGATAACAATCAACCAAGGCAAAATCATATTGTCAATCAACAACCAGTGGCAACTTGTCACACTTGTTATGACCTTGAAGGTAGTAACAAAGGTTTTGATATTATTAGCGATCGTGTATTCTACATACGAGAACTCAAACACACACCCACTTCTTTATATACTCCTGGAAACTTTAACTTACAAGCCATAGATGTAAGATGGACCAATCTTTGTAACTTTGCATGTGTCTACTGCGGCCCAATGTTCAGTAGCAAATGGGCCAGTGAGTTAAAAGTTGTTCAACATGGTCCTACCACAGAACAAATTGATCAGTTCAAACAATATGTGTTTGAACATGCCGCACAACTTAAACATGTATACCTAGCCGGCGGCGAACCACTACTTATGAAAGAAAATTTAGAACTATTAATGTTGTTGAAAAAGGTCAATCCTAGTGTAAATTTGCGAATCAACACCAATCTTAGCAAAGTAGATACCCGAGTGTTTGACTTGGTATGCGGATTTGAAAATGTTCATTGGACTGTGAGTGTTGAAACTGTAGAACAAGAATTTGAATATATCAGATATGGCAGTAGCTGGACAGACTTCCAAGAAAATCTCACAACAATCAAAATGTTGGATCACAAAATATCTTTCAACATGCTACATTTCTTGCTAAATTATCAAAGTATTTTTGATTGTGTAGATTACCTAAAAACACTGGGATTCCATAACAACAGTTTTATAATTGGTGCATTACTTGATCCAGAATACCTAAATGTTAGACATTTACCAGATCATGTGTTACACTTGTTGAAGAACACACTGGAAGAAAAAATAAATCAACAGCCAAAATATCTCTTAGAGCAAAGCTATCGAAATATGTTGAGCTATTTGAATCAACCCTTTGAAAAAAATCTAGCAGGGGCAATAGAAAAATTGCAGATGCTAGATCAACGAAGAAGTTTAGATAGCAAAACAATTTTTCAAAATTTATATAACTTAATTTAAAAAGGAAACACCATGGGCAAACCATTTGACGTAAGCAAGTTCCGTAAGGAAATTACCAAAAGCATTGACGGACTGTCAATTGGCTTTAACGATCCTACAGACTGGATCTCAACAGGCAACTACGCATTAAACTACTTGATCTCGGGCGACTTCAATCGAGGTATTCCACTGGGCAAAGTAACTGTATTTGCTGGTGACTCGGGTGCAGGTAAAAGTTATATCTGTTCTGGCAACATTGTGAAGAACGCACAAGAGCAAGGCATCTTTGTAGTGTTGATTGACAGTGAAAATGCTCTTGACGAAGATTGGCTTAAAGCACTTGGTGTTGACACAAGTGACAGCAAGTTGCTCAAATTGAGCATGGCCATGATTGATGATGTGGCCAAAACTATCTCCACATTCATGAGTGACTATAAGGCCCTGCCAGATGGTGAGCGTCCCAAGGTCATGTTTGTGATTGACTCATTAGGCATGTTACTAACACCCACTGATGTGAACCAGTTTGATGCAGGCGAAATGAAGGGTGATCTAGGCCGCAAGCCCAAAGCTCTCACTGCCTTGGTGCGTAACTGTG